CACCAGCTCGACGCGCTCCGCCGGTACGGTGGCTCGCGGCACTGTCCCGTGTGCGGTGGCCTCGGGGTGGTCCCCGTCGGTCGTGGCGCCGAGCTGCGGGCGGCATCGTGTGCAGAGGTCCGGAGGCGCGCCGCTGCGTGGGGCGTGTCGCTGGTCGCCGAGCGGGCTCGGAAGGTCCCCAAGTCCGAGATGCCGCACCTGACGGAGTACCGCCGGCTGCGTGACGACGAGCAGAATCGCGCCGGCGCCGAGCAGTATCGCCGAGCGCACGCCGAGGAGATCCGGCAGGAGTGCGACCGGGAGAGCGGGGCTCGGGCGCGAGAGCAGGAGCGATGGATCCGTGGTGAGGCTCGCCGGCTGGCGCAGGAGGAGCGCGACGGGGTGACCGAGCGCGGGTGTCTCGAGTGCCGTGGCACCGGCTGGATCGGGGAGCAGCTGCGGCACCGGCTCACCGCGCGTCCGACGTGCACCGACGGGTCCGGGCATGTGGTCGGTGGGCTCGAGAACTTGGACCCGCTGGACGTGCACTCGACGGGTTCGAGCCGTCACGGCGAGGGGGGCTACGACGTGGGCGACGTGGCGATGTTCGCGATCGGGCGCATCACCCGGCGCCTCGGCCGCGTGTACCTCCGCGACCCGAACCTCGCCCTCGCCCTCGCCCGGTTCTTCGCCCCCCAGTCCGGCGGCGCGCTGGCGCTCTGGGACCTGGTCCCCGCCGGCAAGACCCTGCTCCGGCAGGCGTCCGACGGGATGACGGCTGCCCAGACCTACCAGGAGCTTGCCGCCAAGCAGCGCGAGACGCAGGACGCGCGGCTCGGACGGCAGCTCGCCGAGGCCCGGGAGCAGGCGCGGGCGCTCGCTGACGAGGCTCTGGCAGCCTGGGTGGACTCCGAGCCACGGCGGGAGCCAAGGGCCGTCACGGGCGCCAGGGCGAGGCCCAAGATCCGAGCCCCCCGGTCCGCAGCACTGGCGGCGATGGCGGCCATGGTGCGGGAGGCGCTTGAGGCCGACGAGACGCAGGAGGTGAGCGCCTGATGGCCGGCGCCCAACTCCTCACGCTACCGGAGGCATCACGGGCGCTCGGGCTCGAAGATGCCAAGGGCCGGCGCTTGCGCCGGGTGCTCATCGCCCACGAGAGCATGACCGGGTCGCGGGTAGGAGTACTGGTCGGTCGTGGCCGAAAGGCGGCATGGCGGGTGTCCCTGGCGGCCGCGCGGGAGGTCCTTCGCTCACACGGGCTGCTCGAGGGTGGCGACCGGCTCGACCGCCTGGGCAGGGAGGTCCGGGAGAACCTGGCCGGGCTCGACGAGCGGATCGACGCCCGGGCCGAGGCGGTCGCGACGCGGGTGGTCGGCAGCGCCCGCCGAGATCTCGAGGCCCGCGACGAGCAGGTGATGGCGGAGGTGGTCGAGGTGTCCCGCGCGCTTCGCCGGGTGGCTCTGGCGGCCGGGGTGGCGGGGGAATTAGTCGCGCGGAAGGCCAAATAGGCAACGCCCCGGCCGTTAGGTCGAGGCGTTGGAGTCCACGGCTATGGACCAGTCCTGCTTACTTGCCATAGCGCCGCCGGTCAAGTATCATGGCCGAGTGACCACGGCTAAGGCACCAGCGGGACGGGTTTACGCAATTCGCAGGGTCGATGACGGATCGGCGGTGTACGTCGGACAGACGGTGACGCCGATCTCGGTGCGATGGGCCAGGCATTGCGTCGATGCATTCGAGCGAGACTCGGGGCTCAGGATTCATCGGTACATGCGCTCCGTTGGGAAGGAAGCACTCTTCGTCCAGACTCTCGAGCGGACCCGAGTGGAGGATCTGAACCAACGCGAGATCTTCTGGATCGACAAACTCAAGACGTTGTTCTGGATGGGGGCCGGCGGTATGAACGTGTCGCCGGGAGGGGAACAGAAGGGGCGCGGCAGAATCGGCAAGCGCAAGCGACGGCCGAACGGTCGGGTCGCTGTTCTTGGTGCGTTCGGGGTGCAGCGCTCGATTCCGCGGCCCCCATCCACACCAGCTACGAAATCCGCCAAACAGAAGCGGGCGCGGGGCCGGCTAGGTAATCCCCCCATCGCTGACCGATTCGGGGCAGACGGGTTCCTGGTTAGGTAGGGCTGGCCGGTGGTGTATCGAGTCGGGCGCGCAAGACGGACGCCGCAAATGATTGCGGGGCCGAAAACATGCGTCTCCCGTAGCCGCCACGGACCACCGTGGACCACCGTGGACCACGGATCCGGCCCGTATAAGATCAGGGGTCGCGGAGATCCGTAACGCCAGGCCCGCCCACGCGCCCCAGGCACGAGGACGACCCCCGGGCCGCACCCGGCACAGGGTCACCGCCCGCCCCCGCTCAGGAGGCCAGGACGGGGCCGCCGGACGCCAGCAGGGACAGGGCGCGCCGGTCATCCCCGGCGGCCTCAGCCTCCCGCACCGCGGCACCCAGCGGATCCTCGCGATCGTCGTCGGGGTCAGGGCCGGGAGACGCAGACGCGGCCAGCCACCGGAGGCGATCGGCCTCGTGGAAGCGACCCAGCGATTCAGACTCGCGGGCCGAGCGGAGCAGGTCCAGGGAAGTCACGGCTCACGTAACGGAAGATACGTCGGGCCGGCCGGGGAGTCAAGAACGTGGCTGGCAAGGTCGGCGGGTCGAAGCTCAGCAAGGACCGGCAGGCAGCCCTGCTGGCGCTCGCTGACAGCGTCGGGGACGCCAAGGCGGCGTCGAAGTTCGGCATCAAGAGCGCCCGGACCGTCTACAGCTACCGGCAGGCGTTGCAGACCGATGCCGAGCTTCGCTCCCTGTACGACCAGGCCAAGGCTCGCCAGGACTCGGTAGACGACCGGGTTGTCGAGGCCGAGGCCGGCGCCATCCAGGCCGTGTGGTCGGCGGTGCGGCGGTCGGCCGACATGCTCGGGCGAGACGACCACCCCGCGAGCCCCCAGTACCTCGAAGCACTGGCGAAGCTCATCGAGGCCGCCGGCAAGAACTCTGACAACCGAGCCGAGCTCGAGATGAGCCGACGGCTGCTCGAGCGCGGGAGCGATTCAGGTGGGCGACGCGCTGAGGAGAATCCAGCGCATCCAGCGCCGAGTCGAAGCGTTCCGCAAGCTGGCGCCGGTGTCGGAGCAGCCGCGGGGCTGCAGTAGCCTCGCAGCGCTCCCCCTCCTCGACTTCGTTCCAGCGGCCTCGCCGCACCTCGAGAGCCCGCGCCATCTCGCCCCCTACGTGGAGCGGCTGGACGCGACGCTCGGGCAGTCGGTCGAGCTTGTGTTCGCGGCCCCGCCGCAGCACGGCAAGACCGAGGCGACGAAGCACGCGCTAGCGAAGTGGATGCTCGCCCCGGGCGAGCGCCAGAACTTCGTCTACGTCACCTACTCGCAGACGCGGGCCGACTCCGTCGCGAGGGACTTCCGACTGCTCGCCGAGCACGTCGGGCTCGAGCCAGTCGGGCGCCTCGCCGAGTGGCGGAGCGCCACGACCGGCGCCCGGGTGATGTTCACGTCGATCGGCGGTGCCCTCACCGGCTACCCGCTCGACGGAGTCATCCTGATCGACGACCCGATCAAGGACCCGGCCGAGGCACGCTCTAGGGCTGTCCGTGACGCCGTCTGGTCGTGGCTCTTCGGCGCTGTGCTCACCCGGAGGCACCCGGGCTCGAGCATGATCACGATGGCCACCCGGTGGCACGAGGACGACCCGAGCGGCCGTCTCGTCCGCGAGTGGCGATTCCCCTACATCAACCTCCAGGCCATCTGCGAGGACCCGGCAACGGACCCGTGCGGGCGCGCCGCGGGTGAGGCGCTCTGGCCAGATCGGCGCCCGCTCGACTTTCTCGAGCAGATGCGCACCCGCGACCCGTGGGGGTTCGCGGCTCTCTACCAGGGGCAGCCCAGGCCCCGCGGCGGCGAGGTCTTCGGGGGAAACCCAGCGCGGTTCGTCGAGTTGCCGGAGGGCGTTCCCGTCGTCACCGCCTACGGCGTAGACCTGGCCTACACCGCCGGAACCCACGCCGACCGGAGCGTCTGCATCCGGATGCAGCGGGCCGGAGACGTTGGGTACGTCACAGCGTGTCGGGTGGCGCAGGTACCGGCGCCAGAATTCACCCTCACGCTGCGGGCGATGGGGTCGGAGCGCGCGGGGGTGTTCCGCTGGTACACCGGAGGCGGTGGCGAGAAGGGCGTTGCGCAGTTCATCGTCCCGCGGGTGCCCAACTTTCGTATCTTGCCGGCGACCGCGGACAAGTTCGTGCGAGCCGTTCCAGCGGCTGCAGCGTGGAACGCTGGTCGCATAGCCCTGCCGAGTGAGGACTCTCCCTACTACGGCCCGTGGGTGGACGCGCTAATCGACGTCGTGTGCGCGTTCACTGGGGTTTCTGACCCGCGCGACGACGAGGTCGACGCGCTCGCTGCGGCCTGGGACGAGTCCACGGTCCGACCGGTTCAGCGGACCCCCCGCCGTATGCCCATCTTCTGAGAGGCCCCATGGTTCCCTCCACCTTTCTGCTGCCGATCCGCACGCGCCAGTACGCCACGCTCGCGAGCGATCTCGACCTCAAGGCGGTTGGCTCCTGCGAGCAGCCGGCGCACCGCCTGATCGTGAGCACGGCGGGCGAGGTCTGGGTGGTCGAGGACTCTGACGGGATCGGCCAGCAGATCGAGGTCCCGGCGAACGTGCCGGGGTTCCTCGACGGGTATTTCCGCGAGGTGGCCCTGGGGGATCCGGCGGTGCTCACCTGCACCGGTGGCAGCTACCCGGCTGTCCTCGCGGCTGCCGAGACGCTGGTGCTCCGGCTCGACGAGGGCACGCTCAAGGACGTTGGGGCGGACGTCACGGTGTCGTTCGCGATCGGCTCGTACACGCTCACCCAGATCATCGCGGCCATCAACGCCGCGATGTCCGTCGCCTTCGGCGAGACGGTCACGGTCGCGGCGGAAGCCACGGGGGAGTTGGAACTGACCGGCTTCGCTCACGGCACGGGCGGAGCAGTGGAGGTCGTCTCCATCGGGGCGACGCTCGCCACGGCGACCGGGCTCAGTGCCGGCACGACGAACGGGGCGGCGACGGACGCGGCCGCCGGCCTGCTCGTCCAGTGGTAGGGACACCGTGGCGGAGTCCGTTGCCATCACCTACGGCGCACTCGCGCGGACACACGCCGAGTACGACGCCGAGTTGTGGGCGAAGATCCGCCTGTTCTACCGCGGGGGATTCGAGCTGCTCGACCACGCGCGGGAGTTCCTGCACCAGGCACCAAACGAGGACCCCGATCGGTACGCCTACCGCGTGAAGGAGGCGAGCTACATCTGCTACTTCGGGCAGATCGTGGACTACCTCGTCGGCGCGCTCTTCTACGAGAAGCTGCAGGTCGTCCCCGCCGGCGGAGGAGGCAACGCGCCATCGCCCCCCGACGAGGCGTTCTGGAAGGCGTTCGCGAAGGATGCGGACCGGTGCGGAACGCCGGCGGCCGGGCTCCTGGCGCAGGCCATCACGACGGCCCTGCTGCTCCGGCGCGCCTGGGTCGCGGTCGACCTGCCGGAGTTCGACGCGAACGTCGAGCTCCCGAACCGCGCCGCGGAAGAGCGCCTAGGCCTGAACCGGGCCTACGCCTTCGAGTTCCCCGCCGAGGAGGTCATCAACTGGCACCGGAACTCCGACGGCCAGCTCCAGTGGGTCGTGACGCAGTGGCGCGAGATCGACCGCTCCTCGCCGTTCGCCCCGGTCACGGAGTACCGCGCGCGCTTCAAGGTCTGGCTGCGTGACGCTGGCGTGGTGAGCTGGACCACCTTCGAGACGGGCCCCCACAAGCTCTCGGGTGACGACCAGCCGCGTGAGGAGGAGCTGCTCTCCCTCGTGGACGAGGGGACGACCACCTTCCACGAGATCCCGCTGGTCGAGATCGAGCTCCCGTGGGGCCTCTGGGCGGGGAACAAGATCGGCCCCCTCGCCCTCGAGCACTTCCGGGCGCGCAGCGACCTCCGCGGCTCGCTGAGCCGCAGCCTGGTCGAGATCCCCGTCGTCCACCTCGCCCCGGAGATCCCCGGAGTCGGCGAGGCGCTCCCCGCCACGCGGGTGCAGCGGACGGACCGAGGCGACGACGTGGTCGGTCAGTACGAGCAAAAGGGGCAGGTCACCATCGGGTACAACGAACGATTCGAGTTCGTTGGCCCTAGCGGTCGCGGCTACGACGTAGCAGACCGGCAGCTCACGACCCTGCGGGACGAGATGTACCGCACGGTCACGGCGATGTCGCTGAGCCTCTCGAACACCGCGTCGGCGGTCGGTCGGAGCGGGGAGAGCAAGCGCGAGGACCGCAGCGCCACCGAGATCGTGCTCGACGCTCTCGGGGAACTCGTCCGCCGCGCCGCCGTTCGCGTCTACGACGTCGTCGCGGGCGGTCGCGGCGACTCCGTCGTCTGGGAGGCCCAGGGGCTCTCGACCTTCAACGTCGCGGCCCGCGGGGAGCTCGTGGAGGAGGCGGAGCGGGTTCTGCCCCTCAGCGTGCCGAGCGCGACCTTCCGCAAGGAGTACCTGACGCGGGTGGCCCTGTCGCTCACCCCGAACGCGGCGCCCGAGACGAAGGCGCAGATCCAGAAGGAGATCGCCTACGGGGTCGAGGAGCAGGACGAACTCGCGCGGCTGATGCAGCAGCGGGCGGCCGTGGTCAGCGAGCAGGACGAGGACGAGGACGAGGACGATGCCGGAGCCGACGACGAAGGCGACGGCGAGCCCGCGCCTGAGCCGTGAGACGCGCCGGCAGGTCGAGGCGCAGCACGCCGACGCCGTCCGTCGCCTACTCGCCGCCGAGGGGAACGCCCTCGCGCTGGCGCTCGGGGCGGTTGAGGACGCAACGCGGCGGCTGGTAGCTGCCGTCGTCACCAAGGACATCGACGACCCGGACGAGGCGGCGCGTGCCGCCCGGCGCGCTGTCCGAGACGGCACCGGCCACCTCGACGTGGCATTCGCGGCGGCGCTGCAGGCGGGTCGCTCCGGGGCCCGGGCGCAGGCCCGCGGCCAGGTCGAGCTCGAGGTGGGGCTGGTCACGGCCGCGTGCCAGGGGCTGGGCGTCACCCCGCCGGTGCTCCCCGCCGGTGCTCCCGACACCAGCTCGGACGAGGTCTGGTCGCGTGTCAGCGGGGCCAGCATGGCGGCCGCCTGGGGCGCCGCCGCCATCTCGGCCATCGGCCGGTGGTCGTCGGGAAGCGGGGAGCCGGGGTCGCTCCCCCGGGCCCTGCAGGCGACGCCCAAGACTCTCGCCGCGACGGTCGAGCGGCACGCCGTCTCCCAGTCGGCGGCCGCCTACGCGGAGCACCACCGGGCGCTCTGGAGCGCGGTACTCGCCAGCGACCTCTCCGACGAGCACGCGGTCGAGGCCGAGCTCGGCCTCCCCCACGGGTGGAGGGACGTCGTCTACGACGTGTGGTCCGCCTACCTGGACCGCCGCACCTGCCGGTTCTGCTGGGCACTCGACGGACAGCTGGTCCCCGTTGGCAAGCCGTTCATGGTGTCCGGCGTGAACCACCTGGTTCCCGGCAAGGGGATCCGTGAGGCCGCGCTGCACCCGCGCTGCCGGTGCCTCGTCATCACCACCGTCATCCCCGAGGCCATGCGGGCCCGCCTTCCCGGCGCCCAGCTCGACTTCGCGGCTCTGAAGGAGGACGTCCGGGAGTTCTTCAACGATCTCCACCCCGCCGCGAAGGAACACGGCCGGCGGCACGCGCTGCCGTTCATGCAGGGCACGCTCGCGGGCCAGAGCTACTCCGGCAAGCCCGGGACGAGCCCCGAGACGCTGACGCGGTCGCTGCAGAGGCGCCAGTACACGCTCTCCGGCCGCCCGGGGGCGCGGGGACAGGCCCCCCAACGGGCAGGGCGGCAGGTGCGACTCGAAGGCACCTACCTCCCGAAGCCCTGATCGATCAACGGAGCGCTCGCGCTCCCCGAACCCCACGCGCCGCCACGGCACGGCGCGAGTCATGGGCCACGCCGCACAGCGCTAACGGGACGCTGCACCAACTCCCGGAACAGGAGCCGCATGGCCATCCTGAAGGATGCCGAAGGCAAGGAGATCGAGGTCCTCACCAAGGACGAGCTCAAGGGT